GGTATATAGTTTCAAACCTTGTCTCAGATGTAGAGTTCCAAAATCTCTTATATTCTTCCGGGTCAAATGCCATATCAGACGAAATCTTATTTCTTCCAAATCCATTCATTAAATTAGGAATGACAAAAGATTCGTACTGAGCAGTATCTTCTGGTCTTGTGCGACCTGTTTGTCTTATCGGTTGAACAAATTGCTGTACGGGGCGTGTAGTTACCTTAGTGTTGCTTTTATCGCTTACTAATGAATATCCGTTTGAATTTATTTCTACATCAAGTGACATTAAAACACCATTCTTGGAACGGCTACTGGAGGGGCTTTAACTTTTACCAAGTTACCCTCAACCGCTCTGACATAAGATTCTTCATATTGACGTGCTGCTTCAGTCCAATAAGATGACGGATCTGCAGCAGCCATTCTAAGTGCGACAAGCTGTCTTACTTTGTCATATAGGGGATGTAATAATTCTCCGTCAATTTCGACTGTATCTGAATCAGCGCTGACAGAAGAAAGCATATCTCTTCCAACTATTCTGATTCTTCTTTTGTCAGGTAATATCTCAGAGAATCTCAACACTCCTCCATCACTAGCCCCTGCTACCGGCGGAACGTGTTCCCAGTTTCTTAATTCTGTATATGGAATATCAGTCATTTCACTCTGCCCCAATGTCATCCATACCTCATCAACAAATACAGGTATAGCAGCCCCTGAAGATATACTTACCCCAACTGCTACAGATGTTGCTGTAGCACCTAAGTTGGCACTACCTTTTAATAATTCCCATCCTGTTCCGCTATGTGTTGCAGTAAGGGCAGAACCTATATAAAGACTTACCCTAGATGCAGTCGTGCAATATACCCAAGCAGCAAGATTACATTCCTGCCCCTCTGTTGCGACTGCTGTATACGAACTAGATGCGGAATTATAAGTTTGTAAAAGAGTTGTAACCACACTACTTGGAACTAATATCCTTGCAGAATTATCGCCATATAATACGCCGTAGTTTTCAGGGTTAGTGGTTTGAGCTTCTTGATTTACAGTAGCCCCTGACCCGCTAATAGCCCAATTATCACAAGATGTAGTGGATGCCCAATCTTCAAAGTCACCATTTAACAGTAGGTTATCCCCTGATTCAGCAGTTCTTTTATTTCCTAAATAAACTCTGTCTATCCTTCGCATAGTAGATGGAAGAGTATATGTGTGTTGCCTGTTACCTGTAATGATAGTTTCCAAATCCCGTATTAACGAGATGTCTGGAAATACTTGTTCACGTGCTTCGTTATATAAACTCAATACATCGCTTGGATCTACAGCAGACAATTCATATGTAGCGGCATTACTAGGATCATTAGACCAGTTTGCACCCGCTACCGTAATTGTTCCTGATGACCCAACGTAATCAGTTATTCTTCTAATTTGCCCATCGTTAGCTTGTGATGTTATATGAGCAAACCATCTGTTATTAAAATAATCATTTACGCTAAATCTTCTTGTAAGAAGAGTATCAATTAAAGAAGCGTTTCCTGATGACAAGTTCGTACTTACAGTTCCTGTCACAAGACCCATAGGTCTCAATATATCTTGTCTTATTGTTGAAAATGTAGTGGTCGGCATTAAGCACCTTCCTTATATTTGGTATTTATTCTGCTACCCATTGTGTATTGTCTTCATCCCACACATAATGGTTTCCGTCATCTGGCCTTGCAGTAGGGGGGTTCCAAGTACAAGTACCTTCATTTAATTGCCATGAATTAAAAGGTTGGGGTGGAATAAAAGCATCTCTGCCACTATCCCATGTGTATCCAATCCCTGCATAATTTTTTCTAATAGATGCGTTGTAACTTGTTTGTACCCAATTAGTATCACTTCCTAGTAATGCTTTCATAAAAGTAATACCTACAGCTTCAGATTCATCATTATTCTCATCTTGGCAATCTGAATCTGCTAGTACAGTTACAGCTATAACTTCATTGGAATCATTTATTTGTGCAAAATGTGCCATTGTTACTCCTATGCCTGGAACTGGTACTTAACGATTACTATTCCTGAGCCGCCATTTCCTCCTGCAAACGTATCTCCTGAAACCCATCCAGAGCCACCTCCGCCAGCACCCAAATTTGTGCCACCAGCCGTAGGTTCTGCACTACCTGTATTCCCATTACCCCCTCCTCCTGAGCCACCACTAGATGCTGAAGCCCCCGGATAAGAAGTACCTCCTCCACCTCCACCAGAACGAGTAACCGAACTTCCTGTTATTGAATTGGCTGTACCATTACCGCCATTTCCTCCAGATGTTCCAGAGCCGGCACTTCCATTAGCTCCGCTTCCAGCTCCGCCACCTCCAGCTTTGTTAGTGCCACCCCCATTTCCACCAGAATTTCCAGAACCATTTCCAGAACCTCCGCTTCCAGCTCCCCCAGCTCCACCTCCGTTTCCGTTAGTGGCTCGACCTGCTCCACCATTTGGAGAAGCATCTTCCCCACCTCCAAAACCACCACCACCAGCTGTTTGGCTAAAGAAAGTTGAATCTGAACCAACGCTACCATTAGCTGTATGGTCAGCTCCTCCATTTCCACCTGCTCCAATAACTACGCTATAACTTGTAACTGATGCTGTTTGTTCTGTAAGGCTAATGTGACCACCAGAGCCACCTCCGCCTGAACCATGGTTACTGGAATCCGACCCACCTGAGCCACCACCACCTCCACCAACCATTAGTATTTCTATCTGGTCACCTATGCCTGAACCACCTTTAGATGAAATCTGAAACGTGCCATTAGAGGAAAAAGTGTGAATCTTGTAATCGCCTGACGTAGCTATACTACCGCCTGTGGCTACAATAAAAGACTGTCCTGTTAATTCAAAACCATTAACAGCCTGAATGTTCGCATCAGTCTTAGCATTTAGCTTTTCTATACTAGCTATAGCTACATCGTTTATTTTTTCTATTTCGTTTGCCATATTGCTACCTACTAGGCATGTTCGATAACATCATTGCTAGGATTGAAGAGTAACGAATTGGCAGTAACAGCAAATCCGAGTACCTGTATAAAGTCACCGTCTGAATCAGGGGCAGCTTCTTCAGGTACGTTCTGAGAACTGGTTTCAGCTTCAGGAGCGTAAACTTTAGCTCCGACTGTGTAAGATGGAAATGATCCGTTATCAGCTATAAATCCATACAATAAAAACTTACCTGCAGCATCTGCACTTATGTCAGCTGCAGCCATAGCTGCAACAGGCATAGTTCCTGCGGCTGAAGCAACAGCTTTCCACATTTTAGAATCGCTTGCTTTGAAAAAAACAACTTCTCCACGAACTAAATCTTCTCCTGCTGTAAATGTAGCTGTAATTCCTGATACGCTTTCGTCACTTGGAGAAGAATCTAAATGAGCATCTGAAGTTATATCTACTATTCCGGCAGCAACAGTACCTGTAGTTGTAATATTGCTTGCCCCGTTATTAATTGCTCCAAAGTTAGATGAAATTGATCCTGAGTCTAATGCACCTGTAGTTACTATATTAGAACTACCTGCAGCCGGAGCTGCAGAGATATCTGATAATACTTCTGATGCACTTCTACCTTCTATTGTAGTTCCATCAACTCTAAGAAAATCATCGTCAACTACACCTGTAGTAAATTGAGCTGTGTCATGTTGTGAAATACCTTTAGCAATTTGTAGTTTGTTACTAGAAATTTCTAATCCACTATTTGTTCCTAAATCAACAGCAGTTGATGCTGTACCTGAACTGTAACTTACAGCAACCCCGTCACCACCTGCTACGATAACAGCTCCTTTAACAGAAGCCGTGCTGTCATCTACCCCTATAACAGAATTAGACGCAGTTAAACCTGCACCTGCAAGCAATGTTGCAAGAGCAGCTATAGTAGTTAATTGTTCTGTAGACCCGTCACTATCTATGGTTGATAGCGAATCTCCGTTTGTTGGGGTCACAGCAGATAATTCGCTCAAATCAAGAGTTACCGTAACAGTTCCGCTAGTGCCACCGCCGGCTATTCCGACTCCGGCTGTAACACCTTCAATATCGCCTGTTCCCGGTTTTGATACTCCTGATGATAATACGCCTGCCATTAGTTCATACCTGGTACTTTGTTCCAGAATTCAAAGTCTATGGTTGCTGCATTAGAATCGTTTTCACGGATGACTTGAAATCCTGTAACTTCATCTCTGGATCTTAAAACTATAATATCGCCTGCTGCCCATTGCCTGCCTTTAGCGTTAGCCGGTGCAGTTCCATCCCGTGTTTCTACAACGGAATTAGTCCTGACATACCCCTCTGCATAATTAGCTTGATCGGGAACAGTCAAAGACGTTGCCGAAGAAGTAACAGCATGAGTTACTAAAGAATTAGGAATAGGCGAAAGATTGTTCTTAGCCATTATTCTTTCCTCTGTTCTGATTATTGCCAGAACTCCTAGGAGCTTCACGTTCAGCAAGCAATCTTATGGCTTCTGCCAGATTGTCTTGACGTTCTAGTTCCCTTTGTTTTTCTTTTTGTATTTCGTCACCGTTAATGGTTGCCCATTCTCTACGGTGCCTTTTTTCCATATGTATTCTTAAATCATGAGAAGCTACGATGTTTGCTTTACGACATACAGGAAGCCCCATAGAGTTGTATTTTTCTCTGTTAGGGTCATCTGCATGTAACATACATTTAATTTTGCCCTTAGAAGGTTCTAGTCCTTCAGGCTTTCTTGTAGTAAATGCATATGTTCCGTCTTCAAAAGTTTTCTGAAGTTGCTGTTCAAGCATGTTTCGGTTAACTGTGCTCCGGTCTCCTGTTCTTACGTTGTAAACATAGACATAGCCGGCACTTCTTAATTCAGTTGCCGTCATCTGTATTCCGTTTGCATTACCAATAGGAGTTCCGATTTTCATATTTCCCGGTTCTTCTGCCTGTTCTGCATCTCTTAACATTTCATGTACTGAAGGTTCGTCAGCCATTACGTTCGCTCCTTTTTAAAGAGGGGACCAAATGTACTTTGCCCTCTCTTCCACTTGTTTTTTTCTTCCACGTTGTCCCAGAAGATTTTGTTCCAATCTTTGGGCTTAATTTCAGTTTTGGGCGGTGGTTTCAAATTCATGTCCTGTGCTAGACGCATTGCTTCTTCCACCGTATATAGACTTTCACCGCCGCCTTTACCGTCAGGTACACCACATATAAGCTGAAACTGTTCACCGAAGAGTCTTGCATCTCCGATGTCTCGTTCCATCCTTACTTTCCGGTCACTTCTAATAACCGTTATTGCTTGGTACCGTCTCAGTCCTTTGGAATCAGGACCCATCCTATTCATCTCAGAGAGGTAATAGCACGGCTCATGACTCCAAAGTTCCGATGTGGCTAGTTCAACAAGTTTTGCCACTTACCTCTCCTAAATGGTGAAGTCTCTAGCACTTCTTACATAGAAGTAATCAACATCCATGGTTAGTGCTGTAGTTGTTTTTGCTTCGACAACCAGGACTACTGCCATATCAACTGTTGTTGAAACAGCACCTGTTTTTGTCTGCTTTAGAACACCATCGATATACCATCGGCATGTTCCGTTCTCTGCAATTTCGAGTCTCAAAATCTGAAACTCTCCTGCAGTAGCTACATCATCTGCATCTACGTTAGTAGAAGTGGTTTCACCTGTTGTGGTTCCACCGTTATAGATCATGTGCCAGTCTGTTGCATCTGTTAGTTCTGAGGAAAATAAGAAACCTGCACCGTCAGATGCTGTAAGAGTTATAGTAGTGCCATTGCCGTGAAAGACATCATCTTCTAAAGAAACGGTGTCTGTATTGACATCGCTTAGTCCGAAGAATACTTCTCTGTTAGCAACTGCAGGTAACCGAACTCTAGCTTCAGCAACTATGGTTCCCATGTTTCCTACGTCATACATAGCAGCGGTAGTTACACCGGCTGCATGCTTGTCTTCGTTTGTGGTAGTGAACTGTGCAACACCATTTACTCCGTCAGCATCTAGTGAAACTATTCCGGAGTCTGTTTCTGCAAGTCCGTCACCAATTACTCGTAGGGATCCGATATTTCCAAACGCATTAGTTAATGCAATAGGAACTTCTGCACCTACGAAATCTTCAAATATTTCAATTTGACCTCTCGGTCCTTGAACTGTAGCCATTTTCTTTTTCCTTCTGAAGCTCTAGCTCCAATTGCCTTATACGCTTCCTGTAGGGAGCGACTACTTCTGATATATTACCCGTTTTCCGAGGTACGGCGGCAAGGTTTTCAATCCTGTTATCCGCCATATCTCCATTCATGTTGTGTACAACCCAACCTTTAGGAATGGGGCCATGCTTTTCAGACCACGCTTTCCTTCTGTCATTCATTAACTCGTTGGGGCTGTAGCGTCTGCTATAACTTCATATAGCCAGTTACCTGCAGACCTTTCACCATATGCAAATTCATCGTAGTGATACATTGCTGTAGCACCGCCACCGAGTTCAGGCATACGCTTGGTCTCGATGTATGGGGATCGACCTTCTACAAGTACTAGAGCTGCTTGTGAGAAAACTCCGCCCTTAGCGTCATCATCACCGTCAATGGTTATATTCCCATCTTCGTAGAGTCTTGCGCCTGCGATAGTCCCTCTGTAGCGGTTCTGGTAGGCTTCAACAGATATTCCACCTGTCAATGGAGCACCACTTGTACTTGCGTCTAGACCTGATGCTATCAATTCGTCATCAATGTCTTTTAAGCAGAATCCATGGTGAATTGCGTGTATTGGAACATTGGCAGGAGCAGGCTCTGTTGTATTCGATGTAATTCGATATGCAGCAGCGGCGATCTCACCGGAATCAAGAGCGTTTCCTGCAGCACCTAATGCTGTAGTTGCACCATCTATTGCGGTAATTCCATCCTGATCTT